GACTTGTGCAGGGCGAGTATTACAAATATCAGAACATGTTCAACCCCCTTCCGCTTCATACCGCTGTATCTCGAAAGGAATTTTTGGATGCAATGGTACGAGCGAAGATGTGTACTGATGAAAAGTGTCCGGTAAAATTTAAGTTATCAGGGAAGCAGCTAAGTTTGAGAATCAAGGATCAGACAACAGATTACCACGAGATGCTTGATTTACAAGAAGATGTTCTGGAAGATTTGACAATAGGATTTGATGCCAGACTGGTAATTGAGACATTAAAAGCATTTGATTGTGACAATGTGGGAATTTCTCTACAAGGTCCTAAATTACCAATGATTATTGAGGCGGAAGACAGTGACTTTAAGGCTATTGTACTTCCTGTGGCTATAAAGTAAGCATAAAAAATTGAGGTAATGCGCCTAAAGGCATTACATAGATGTATTTGCCAGTTGCTATTGTGTCACGGCAAAAGCCATTGGTACTGCCCCGCTGACTCTGGCGGGGCAGGGAAAGGATTAACGAAAATGAGAGAGTGCTGTGGAACCTGCAAATATAACCATTACAATGAGAATGGATGGATTTGCACAAATAAACAAAGCGATAATTACGCTGAATGGACAGAGTATTGCCACAGGTGCGAGGCATGGGAGGCAAGATATGTCAAAATCCAGCTCAAACAACAATGTATCTTAGAGGGCTTTTTGAACTTTTGGGGGAAGATAAATGAAAGTAACCTTACAACAACAGCGAGAATTCTATAGGGCTTTCATGGGTGAGGAATTTTGTCCAGAGCCAGAAAAAGTTTCAAAAGAAGAATTAGACAAGGCAGTAGAAGAATGCAGGTCCATGTTACAGTATTCCATCGACCAAAATTGGAAAGAAGAAATTTCTTACTGGAGGAAACTCTTGCAAGAAAATAAATGCAAAAGGAGAATGTTGACCGCTTAAACGTATTGTGATGGCGAGCGGCGAACAATGTAATACCAAAGCCTTTGCGGGATCGATGGATTCTATTGGTAGTCAAGAGGTAACGGATATGCGTTTCGACGATATCCTGAGTGCATTATTCGGTTGCTTGGTCAGGTGGAAAAGACAGTACGGCCAGTATTATTCTGGCGCACGAAAACAATGAACCGATAGATTCTATCGTGTTCGCTGAAGTTATGTATGATTTAAAAAGAGATATAAGCGGTGAAAATCCAGAACACATTAAGTTTATCAGAGAAGTTGCGAAGCCGTTATTTGAGAGCTGGGGTTATCCTATGTATATTATTAGAAATGAGAAGAAAGACTTTCTTACTGAATTTTACAGGATCATAGAAAAACCACGCACCAATACGGGTAATAAAGGCAAAAAGCATGGATTTCCGTATTATGGAATGTGTAATTTAAAAAGAGATTTAAAGATAAAACCAATAAATGATTTTTATAAAAAAATCAATGATGATGTAATTCAATATGTTGGGATATGTATTGACGAACAAAAAAGACTTGTATCATTACACAAACAATCTAATAAGATATCTTTGCTTGAAAAATATGGATATACAGAAGAAATGGCAAAACAGAAATGTGAGGAATATGGATTATTAAGTCCATGCTACCAATATTCAAAGCGTGGTGGTTGTTGGTTTTGCCCTAATGCAAAATTGGCAGAACATAGAGAAATCAAACGATTGTACCCTGAAATATGGGACGAGTTTATTGCTTTGGAAAATGAACAAAACATTGCCAATGGTAAATGGAATGTGTTTGGAAAGACGCTGCATGAAATTGATGAAGAGATATTGCAGTGAATAGCAGATGACAATATTTTTATGGAGGAATCATAATGAGAGTAAGAATTGAACCAAGAAAGAAAACAGACCGACACGGATATCTTTGTATGCCGTTAAAGGAGAATGTGCCACATCCAAAAAGTAAAAGCTGGAAATTAACCACATGCAAAGGCTGCGGCCGCGAGTGCTGGGATAGGCCGTATCCAAAGGATATGCACTTTGACGGGAAGCTGTGTACAGAGTGCGCGATTAGAAAAAGTTTGGGATAGGAGAAAATCAATGAGCAAGAGCAGAGCAAATAAGCAGAACCGCCTTCGGGCGCAGATTAAGCGGCAGAAGAATGATGTTTATAAGTTTAAGAGGAGGAAGAAATAGTTGCTGGAATTAGTACCAATAAGCTTGAGGGAAGCAAATGCATTTGTTGAGCAATATCATCGCCACCACAAGCCGGTTACAGGACATAAATTTTCTGTGGCAGCCGCAGTCAGCGGAAAAATTGTTGGGGTAGCTATTGTTGGTAGGCCCGTGAGCAGATACCTGGATGATGGATGGACACTGGAAGTAAATCGGTTATGCACTGATGGGACACACAATGCTTGCAGTTTTCTGTATGCTGCTGCATGGAGAGTGGCAAAAAATATGGGGTATAAAAAATTAATCACTTATACCCTTAACACAGAGACCGGAAATAGCCTTAGGGCAGCGGGATGGAAATGCGTAGGAGAATGTGGTGGTAAACGCTGGACAGGAGTAAGACGCCCAGAAGTGGACTTATACCCGGCTCAGATGAAATTGAAATTTGAAATCACTGAATAAGATTTGAAAATGGAGATGTCAAGAAATGAGGAAGATTCTTTTTAAGGCGAAGAGAAAAGATAATGGTGAATGGGTGGAAGGTTTACCAATAATGATGTGGGGGATGTTGCATATTCAGGATTCTAAAAATGAGAATACTGCATATGCAATCGACCCAGACACCCTCTGCCAGTACACTGGATATACCGACAATAACGGTCGGAAAATTTGGGAGAATGATATTGTGGATACATTTGAGGAGTCATCTAAAGAAATTTTGAGAAATGTAGTTAAATTTAAAGACGGTTGCTTTAAAGTTTTTAAGAAGCACTATTTATCTATGTATCTGGATTCTTACGAAAAAACTGATTTAAAAGCGGTTGGCAATATTTTTGATGCTCTAGAGTTATTAAAGGAGGACTAACATGCAAAAGATTACCATATCAACAACAGGAAAGAGAATCAGTGTTGATGTAAATGATGTTAAAACTGATAAAGCATTTTGGAGCCTCGCGGAAAGGCTGATGCTGTTTACAAAAGAGCAAGAATTGGAGCCGGTTAAGCCGAAAACAGAGGAACCTGTATTACCACAATTTGAAGAGCTGGAGGATCCGGAAGAAGAGCTGGAACGGAAAAGACGAAGCTACATGGGATTTTTGCTTATTAAATGCGAACACTGCGGAAAGATAAAAGGGTTTTGTTCCAAGAGTGCGATTACCTATTATCGCTGTGATTGTGGTGGAAATACATGGTTGGAGGATTTGAGACGCCTATATGTAAATTGTGAGTGTGGCAGAAAATCGGTATATTTTACCAATGTGAAAGATGCAGCGCTGGACGTTGATTGCATCGACTGTGGCCAACCGGTGGCGGTTCAATGGAATTCAAAAAGGAAAATTTATGAAACAATGAGGAGATAGCTATGAAAAAGATTAAATTCTTCCCAGCACCGCACGTGGAAGTCCGGGTGAGCGTAACGGATGAGATGGCTGCGGACCTGCGGGAGTGCGACCGGATGTCAGAACACGATGAGATAAAAGACTGCGGCACTTGCAGCTGGCGGGAAGTCGAAATAGGAGCGGAGAGGGTGTGCGGATTTCTGGCCGTGTTGGAACAGGTGAAGGAGGAGGGAGAGACATGTTGAGATTAACACAGAAAGATGAGCAGGGGAACTGGAGCCTGAAAGCTGTGCCGTGGGAAATCATGCATGAAGGACAGGTTATCACAAAAGAGCTGCGGGAGCGGCTGTACGGGGCACTCTGGAAACTGATGGAGTACGAGGATACTGGATTAAGTCCAGAAGAGGTGGAAGATGTCAATGATTTCAACAAAAGTCAGGTGGGACACCTGTTGAAGAAGCTGAGTGAAGAACAGCGTAAGCATCGCTGGATTCCGGTAAAGGAACGGCTGCCGGAAGAGGATGAAAGGGTGATTTTATGTACACGGTATGGAACTGTGAAAGAAGGTACATACACAGAACGATATGGTTACGCAATGCGAAAGGGGTTTTTTACAGAAGACTGTTTTGAAGAGCTATGCGACGTTGCCGCCTGGATGCCGCTGCCGAGGCCGTATCAGGGTCACCAGCAGCCTGATCGCCTTCAAAGAGACTCAACACCACAGGAGAGAACCAGAGCAAAAGTGTACGCAACTGGCAATAAGTGGGCCATTGAGAATTTTAATGATACACACAATTAGGAGGAAGAAAAATTAAGGTCTGGAGAAGCATATGAACGGAATGTTTGATGAGAATGAAGATAAGGATTGGTGGAGGTAAATGGAATGGCAAAAATATTGTTTACAAATAATGCAAGAAAAATAGCCGGAATACCTATGCGCAGGAAGAAGGATGGTAAAAAGCGCTATTATACCAGGAACAAAGCAGATGAGGATATTGAATCATTTTTGGATTATTGCAATGGAAAATGGGATAATCGCCTAAAATGACATATTGGAGGACTGCTAAACTAGATTGGTGCCCGATGCGGGAACTGCCAATGCAGTAAGAGATGGTGAATGCGGAAAGAGGTAATAATGAGTAAAAAGACGGTTGTATTTGACTTTGATGGAGTGATACATAGTTATGTGAGTGGATGGCAAGGTATGACAGTTATACCAGATCTTGTTGTATTTGGGATGCCAGAGGTAATTGAGAAACTTCGGATGGATGGATATGAGGTGATTGTGGTATCCACCAGATGTGCAAGCCTGGAAGGTATGAGAGCAGTCAAGAAATATTTGAGAGATAATAACATTGTTGTTGATGATGTGGTTGCGAACAAGCCCCCTGCAATATGTTATATAGATGATAGAGCAATATGCTTTGACGGGGATGCGCTTGGCTTAATCGAGAAAATTAGGCACTTTACTCCTTGGACTCATCGGGCATAGGACTAAGACTTTAAGGAAGGTGATATCTGATGGCTGTTTGTTTGAAATGTGGGAGGAAACTAAAGAGCCAACAAAGCAAGGAGTATGGATACGGACCTGTGTGCTATAAGAAAGTGTTTGGAAACAGCATTAAGAAAAATTATTCAGGTTCAAAAAAAGAAACTGTACTGAGTGATACTTTTTACTATGACATTCCGGGCCAAATGTCGATTTGGGATTTTATAGAAATTGAAAAGTAAAAGGGAGGAATAGGCATGGGCATCCAGTCAATAGAAGAAAAAGTGATAATAGCTCTTACCCAGGAGCAACTGAAAGATATTTGTGCAAACGCAGCTGAAATCGGTGCGAAGGCTGCTATGGATAAGCTGGAACAGGAAAGAAAGAATATGCAAATTAAAGCAGTTGACCGTCGCCTGCATAATACGAAGCTTCTCCTGAAAAACTACCGTATGCTTAAAGAAAATTCGGAAAATTCGATTTACGGCAGAACCCAGATGGAGGAATCAGCGGCAGACATTCTTTGCAGTATGATGAATTTGTATAATGATGAGGTGATTGTGGACTCAATCAAGCGTTCTGCAACCAGGACGGCTATAATCGTATCTCATATCGATACAATGCTGGATATCTACGAGGCATATTGCGGCAAGAGTGGCAATGATCTGGATAAAAGACGGTATGAGATTGTGAATGATATGTATATCGCTGAAACAACTGTGACAGCAAAGGAAATTGCAAAAAAATGGAATATGAGCAAAGAAAATGTATATTCAGACTTGAAAATTGCCATAGAGAGGTTGTCGGCGCTTATTTTCGGAGTGGACGGGTTAAGATTACATTAAAACCACCAACTACAAAAAGATTAAATTGACCTTACTATATGGTCTGTGCTAAAATGTAGCAGTAAAATTATATCATACGTCAAGAGGAGCTGGAGCCCATAGTGGTGTCCGGCTTCTTTTTTTGTTGCAATATATTCTGGAAAGGAGAGCTGCTACATAGGAATGCACGGCTCCTTCAAATAAAAATGAAGGAGGCTCTGATGAGCAAAGGATTATTAGTTTTGTTTGTCTACGCCGCGGTTATGCTGATAGCCACGGTGACATTGACAAAAAAAGAAAAAAGCGTTGAAAGATTCTGTGTTGGTAGTCGAAATGAGAACTGGTTGCTTTCTGCATTGAGTATAGCGGCGACTTGGATTTGGGCGCCATCGCTTTTTGTATCTACCGAAAAAGCATACACGGCTGGAGCGGTGGGACTGTTCTGGTTTCTGGTACCGAATATTCTGTGCTTGATAATTTTTATCCCATTCGCCAAGAGGATCCGAAGAGATATGTCGGAGGGAATAACCTTATCCGGGTACATGAAAGAGAAGTATAAATCCGATGGAGTTAAAAAGACATACCTGTTCCAGCTTGTCGGTCTGTCGGTGCTATCTACCGGAGTGCAGCTGCTGGCCGGAAGCCAGGTATTGAGTGCCGCCACTGGAGTTCCGTTTTGGGTGGTAACAATTCTTCTGGCAGTAATTGCTTTTTCGTATTCGCAGTTTTCTGGAATAAAAGCCTCGATGCTGACGGATGCAATCCAAATGGTGTTCATGCTTGTAGCTTGTGCCCTATTCATGATCTTCGGAATCAGGAACAGTGGCGCCGATGGATTGATTCGGGGAATGGCAGGAGCGACAGGGGAATACGCATCTTTGTTTTGTCCGGAAGGAATTGAAGTATTTTTTGCGTTCGGATTGCCGACAGCGGTCGGATTGATATCCGGTCCATTTGGAGACCAGTCATTTTGGCAGAGAGCATTTGCAGTAAAGGAGAAACACCTTGGAAGGGCGTTTTTCCTCGGAGCATTGTTTTTCGGGATAGTGCCGCTTGCCATGGGCGTTCTCGGATTTATCGGTGCCGGTACTGGGTATGAGGCACGGGATTTGGGAATTATCAATTTTGAGCTCATTACTCATCTGTTCCCCGGCTGGGTGATAATACCATTCTTATTCATGATTGTTTCCGGCTTATTATCCACGGTGGATAGTAACTTATGCGCAGTTTCCTCCCTTACAACAGACATTGCAGGAGGTACGAATCTGAAAAAAACAAAGAGCGCTATGGTTGCACTTCTGATTGCTGGAATTCTGATTGCAAATATTCCGGGAATTACGGTTACACACCTGTTTCTGTTCTACGGCACCTTGAGGGCGTCGACCCTATTGCCGACGGTGCTCACTCTGAAAGGAGTAAAACTTACACCAAAGGGAATCGTGATAGGAATTGCCACAGCATTGGCCGTAGGGCTTCCTATTTTCGCCTACGGGACGATTTCGGATAGTAGCCAATGTAAAACAATAGGTAGTCTCACAACGGTCTTCTTGAGCGGTTTGGTTGCTGTGACGATTTCGAGAATGGAGGCAGGCAATGAAAAATGTACTCGGTAGAAAGCAGTCAATCCAGAATAGCGATTGGCTGAAAGCGGTGGAAAATATTGGAGATCTGATATCCAGAGAAGAAGTTGACGAGTTGGTATCTTCAGCGGTTTCGGAAATTAAGCAACAGACCGCAGGGAAAAAAGCCGCCTACGCATGGTCCGCTGGTAAGGATAGTATTGTTCTTGGCAAAATATGTGAAATGGCAGGAGTCATGGATTGCATGATGGCGATCTGTAACCTGGAATATCCGGCATTCCTCTCATGGGTTAATGAGAATAAGCCGGAAGGTCTTGAAATCATCAATACTGGACAGGGAATAGACTGGTTAAAGAAACACCCAGATATGCTTTTTCCGAAAGATAGTAAAGTTGCTGCTCGGTGGTTCTCTATTGTGCAGCATAGGGCGCAGGCGAAATATTATAAAGAGCATGAGCTTGATGTTATTCTGCTTGGCAGACGTCGCGCTGATGGAAATTACTGTGGAAGGGGCAGCAATAGCTACACGGACAGTAAGGGCGTAACCAGATACAGCCCGCTTGCTGGATGGAAGCATGAAGCGATTCTCGGATTCATCCATTATTACCGAATTTCAGTACCTCCGATATACGAATGGGAAAACGGATATTTGTGCGGCACCCACCCGTGGCCGGCAAGGCAATGGACGGGTTCTCTTGCAAACGCATGGAGAGAAATTTATGAAATTGATCCGGGAATTGTGCGGGAAGCAGCAAAGGAAATAGAAAGCGCAAAAGAATATCTGAAAACATTTGATTGCAAATGATTTCAAGTGAAAGCAGTCGTTTGCAGACGGCTGTCATACGTCATTTCCTCCTTCAATAAACCGAAGGAGGTTTTTTATGAATATCGTTACCAAGAAACTCTCTGAGCTGATTGTGCCAGAGAAAAATGTGAGGATTCACACCGAGAAACAGCTTCAGGAATATGAAAAGAGCGTCAGAATGTTCGGGCAGATCCGCCCGATTGTTATTGATGAGAATAACACCATACTGGCCGGTAGAGGGCTTTATGATACGCTGAAACGAATGGGGCGGGAAACTGCAGAGTGTTATCAGTATATGGATCTGACGGAGAATCAGAAGAAAAAACTGATGATTGCTGATAACAAAATCTTCGCCCTGGGAATCGAAAACCTGGATACGCTGAATGAATTCCTTGTTGAATTACAGGATGATTTAGATATCCCCGGCTTCGACGAAGAAATCCTGAAGCAGATGGTTGCGGATGCGGATGAAGTAACAGAAAAGCTTTCAGAATACGGCACACTGGATGAAGAAGAAATCCAGAGCATTCGGGAAAATGCTGAAAGAAAAGAACAGAAAACTACGGAAGTGCTGATGACAACTGCGACACCTCCAAGTATAAATACTGTAAACACAGAACCTGCCAGTCATGAGCCTGTAAACCCGCCAGAAGAAACGGGCCCGGCGGCTGATGTGCGGAAATATGTTGTCTGCCCGGATTGTGGCAGGAAGATATGGCTGTAAAAAGAAAGGCAGCCAGCATAAACGTCGTTCAGGCGGCAGAAATCAGAATCAAAAATGTATTCCGAAATGGTCTGCCGGTGTTCATGTCTTTTAGTGGCGGGAAGGACAGCTTGTGCATGGCACAGCTTATTATGAACCTGGCCCAGAGGGGAGAAATAAATCCGGGCCAGCTGATAGTACAGTTTATTGATGAAGAAGCAATTTTCCCCTGCATGGAAGCTAAGGTGAAGGAATGGAGAAAGAAATTCCTCATGATTGGGGCGAAATTTGAATGGTACTGCTGTGAAGTAAAACATTATAACTGTTTCAACGAACTGAGCAATGACGAAACCTTTATTTGCTGGGATAGTATGAAACAGGATGTGTGGGTAAGGAAACCGCCGACGTTTGCAATACGGAATCATCCGTTGCTGAGACCGAGGATAGATGCTTATCAGGATTTTCTGCCACGTATCTGTACGAGTGGAATTACTATAACGGGAATAAGGACAGCGGAATCAGTACAGCGTCTTCAAAATATTGCAACCATGACAAAGGCCGGGAAGAGCATGACGAACAAACACCAGATTTTTCCGATTTATGATTGGACAGACAAAGATGTGTGGCTTTATCTGCTCCGGGAAAAGGTAGACATCCCAGAGATTTACTTATTCCTTTGGCAATCAGGCACCGGGCGGGGGCAGCTCAGGGTATCGCAGTTCTTTTCTGTAGATACCGCAAAAAGTTTGGTAAAAATGAATGAGTATTATCCTGACCTCATGGACAGGATAATCCGGCGCGAGCCGAATGCATATTTGGCAGCACTATACTGGGATAGTGAGATGTTTGGTCGAAGTTCCAGAAAACGCAAAGAAATGGAAAGCGATGCTCCGCAGAAAGATTACAAGGCAGAGCTACTGAAAATGTTCGGGAATATGGATGCGTATTTCACGACACCTCATAGGAGATATGTTGCGGAAAGGTACCGCAATTTTGTGTTGAGCGTATCGGCGATTGCAGATCAGAAAGATTATAAGGCAATTTATGAAGGTCTCATATCGGGAGATCCGAAGTTCCGAACCTACAGAGCCTTATATCAGAAGATATACGGTAGATACATTACTGATGCGAAGAAGAAGGAGGCTAAGCATGGAAAATAAATTATGGAATCCCTTGCAGGGGCTTAAATGGGTGGATAGGGGTTCGCTGGTACCAAACGATTACAACCCGAACAGAGTTTCGAGGCAGAACCTTGAACTGCTTACAACATCAATTTTCGTAAATGGGTTTACATTGCCGATTGTCTGCAGACCGGATAACACAATCATCGATGGGTTCCACCGATACACAGTTTTTGGTCCAGATTGGAAGTTTGTCCCTAATTTCACGGACGAAGAATGGCAGAAGCTCGGATATGATACTTCCCGGAAAACTCTTTTTGAGAGAGCTGGAGGGAAAGTGCCTATTGTTACGGTTTCTCAGCTTGATGAGAGCATGTATGTATATGGAACTGTCACTCATAACAGGGCGAGAGGTACACATTTGTTGGAACCGATGAAAGCCATTGTAAAAAAACTCATGGATGAGGGTAAAACAGTACAGGAAATTGGAAAGCAGCTTGGCATGAAGCCGGAAGAAGTATTCCGATTATCAGATTTTACCAAAGAGGACTTTTTATTGATGATGACTAAGGGTGTAGAAGGATATACGCCGGCTGAGTTCATTACGAAGATTTGAAATAATGTTATGTAAACCATTAGCGAAAGTGCGCAGGGCGCATCTCGAGCCCTCATTGAAAAATCCGAAACAAACAAATAGCGAGGTGGTGGTATGAATGAGGCGAGAGCGCCAACTGATGAAAAGATAAGGGAACAGGTTCTTGCAGAATACAGGAATGGCACAGGACCAAAGGCTTTATCTGAAAAAACAGGCATTTCAGTAAACACGATTAAGTCGTGGATTAAGCGCAATAAGGCGAAAAAGATAGAGGTAATTGAGGATGCACCCCGACCTAAAAAGGGTGCATCCTCAAAACGGAAGAAGGGCGCACCTCCCGGAAACAGAAATGCCGAAGGAGCGGGAGCCCCAGAGGGGAACCAAAATGCCTTGAAGCATGGCGGATATTCTGCTGTGTATTGGGATGTCCTGTCAGAAGAAGAGAAGGCAATGATTGAAGATATTCCAACAGATGAGGAATCATTACTGATTGAGCAGATACAGCTATTTTCGGTTCGAGAGAGGCGCCTTATGATGATCATCAAAGAACAGAAGGAGAAAGCTGGCAAAAGTGGTCTATATGTTGCAGGGGTTATCAATTTTGAGGATAAGCGGAAATTCAAGGACAAGAAGGAGGAAGAGCTGTACAGCGATGCGGTTATGAAGAAAATTAAAAGCGGAGACCGACTCCCAGGAACAAAATATTCCACTCAAACCAGTACCGGATCCACAGTGGACCTTATCACTAGACTTGAAAGAGAGCTTACTAGTGTTCAGGGGAAGAAAACCAAAGCGATTGATTCCCTTATTCGCCTGAGACTTGAGAATCGGAAATTTGACGATGTCGGAAAGGGAAATGAGCTTGTTGATGATTGGATTGCAAGTATCATGGGAGAACCTCTGGAAGGCGGTGGAGGATAATGAACACTACCAAGATGTTGATGCGGAGACGGTTTTTTAGTGAGAAAATACCTTTGTATCAGAAAGACCCCGTATTGTTTGCGAAAGAAGTTCTCCTGTTTGAACCAGATGAATGGCAAAGCGATGCCCTGATGGATCTGGCCCAGAACCCAAAAGTGGCAATCAAGTCCGGGCAGGGTGTTGGAAAAACTGGCATGGAGGCCGTGGCGCTGCTATGGTTCCTTGCTTGCTTTCCATATCCAAGGGTTGTCGCAACGGCTCCGACGAAACAGCAGCTTCACGACGTTCTGTGGAGTGAGGTTGCAAAATGGCAGGAGCGTTCGCCGCTGCTGAAATCAATACTGAAATGGACAAAAACTTATATCTATATGGTGGGGCATGAGAAACGATGGTTCGCTACTGCCAGAACAGCAACAAAGCCGGAGAACATGCAGGGCTTCCACGAAGACAATATGCTTTTTATTATTGACGAAGCCTCTGGTGTCGCCGATCCGATTATGGAGGCGATATTGGGTACCCTTTCTGGTGGAAACAATAAGCTGCTCATGTGCGGAAACCCTACAAAAGCATCCGGAACATTCTTTGATGCCTTTAATTCAGATAGGGCCCTATATCGATGCCATACAGTTTCATCAGCTGACAGTAAACGTACAAACAAGAAAAATATAAACGCCCTTATCAAAAAATATGGAAAAGACAGTAATGTTGTTCTTGTGCGTGTTTATGGACAATTTCCCAAACAAGAAGATGATGTTTTTATAGGGTATCAGATGGTGGAAAAGGCTGGAATGCAAGAACTTGAAGAAAAGCCCATAGCAAGGATATCGCTGGGAGTTGATGTTGCTCGATATGGGGATGATGAGACTGTTATTGTCCAGAATGTCGATGGAGATATTACAATACCTGTGAAGATGCATGGGAAAAGCCTTATGCGCACTGTGGGAGAGATTGTTGCTCTATACAAAAACATTATGTCTAATTATCAGGATTACGGCGGAAAAATATATGTAAATATTGATGATACTGGTCTTGGAGGAGGAGTTACAGATCGCCTTGAAGAAATAAAAGGCGAAGAACAACTTGACAGATTAGTGATATGCCCAATTAATGCAGCCTCTAAGGTTCCTGATGATGTCGTAGAGATAGGGACAGGAAAAATTCCGGCAAATGAACTTTACGACAACCTCACAACATATATGTGGGCCGGGATAAAAGATGCTATTGAACAGAGCAAGTTATCCCTTCAGAAAGTTTCAAAGGAAAATGAACTATATGCACAGATATCATGCCGCAAGTATCGTCTGACAAGTAGAGGGAAAATTTTGTTAGAATCAAAAGATGAAATGAAAAAAAGAGGCATAGGTTCACCGGACATGGCAGATGCGTTGGCGTTAAGCATATATAGAGAAAGAATATTTGATGTGAGTGGATTGATACGATGAGGAGGTGATAATGATGGAGAATGAGAATTTGCGGCTTGATGGATATGTAAACATGGTAAATAAAGTCGGAACAAAAAAAGATCCTCTTGAAAATTACCAGTATGCTTATGAAAATCCAACACCAGATATAGACTTGGCACAGATATACGCAACAAACGGACTATTTACAAACATTATCAACAAGCCGGCAGAACTCGCCCTAAAAAATGGGTATAACCTCCGGATGGGAAATGCAGATATCGAAAAACAAGTGGAAAAACAGCTTGCTCGCCTTAAATGGAAGTCGAATGCGGCAAAAGCACTGAAATGGTCTCGGCTTTTTGGCGGGGCAGTAGTTCTTCTTGGAATTGATGATGGGAGAGACTGGGACGAACCTGTTGACAATTCATCTGTTATCGGAATCAGTAACATGATGGTTTTTGAGAGACCAGAAGTAACTCCGGACTACAATTCCATTTATTCACGCTCTTTGGATTTTTCATCCTTGGAGCGTTTTTCGTTACCTGAGTATTACATGGTAAGCCCCATATACGGAGGCCAGCAAATCAAAGTGCACGAATCGAGGCTGTTACTCTTCCGAAATGGCGAGATTCCGAGAACTGGCTCCATGAACACAGACTATATGTTTTTCGGGATCCCGGAATATAACCGGATTAAACGGGAGCTTCGGGATACTATGACAACGCATGGAAATGGTTATAGATTGCTCGAACGATGTGTACAGGCAGTTTACAAGATGAAGAACCTTGCTGCACTTATGGCAACAAAAAACGGCGAAGATGATGTTATTCGAAGAATGCAACTCATTGATATGGCAAGGTCGTTGCTTAACACAATGGTTATTGATGGTGAGGGCGAGGAGTGGAATTTCCAGACCTTCCAGTTGGGCGGAGTTAAGGATATTATAGATGAAAGCTGCAACCTATTATCTGCAGTTACCAATATTCCCCAGACTGTCCTGTTCGGTCGTTCTCCGGCCGGCGAAAACGCAACCGGCGAAGGGGACCTGACTAATTATTATGATTACGTTGGGCAGATGCAGGAATTGAATATAACGGATAATCTCCGGCGGGTTATTGACCTGATTCTGCTGGCAGAACATAACACTGGGGAAATTCAGGAAATCCCAGAATACGATCCAGAACCGATTCCACTATGGAACAAGTCGGAAAAGGAACAGGCTGAGCTTGATAATTCCAGGGCTCAGGCTGCATTAACGAAAGCACAGGCTGCACAGGTCTACGTTGACATACAAGCATTAGACCCCATGGAAGTGCGAAGAACATTAGCCTCTGAAGATGAATTCGAGGTTGATGAAATATTATCAGAAGACGATATTGGAAGTGAGCTGGATATTGATGGGCTGATTCAGGAGAGCATCCAAAATCAGAAAGAATCAGAACTGGGGCCGGAACAGCAGGATTTGGCGCCCCGGGAAACCGATATTACAACTGACGGTAAAGACGTAAATAAAGGAGCTGCAGTAATTGTCGTAAAGAACGGAAAGATTCTATGCGGCAAGAGAAGTGATAATGGTCTTATTTGCGGACCTGGTGGTCATATTGAAGAAGGAGAGACCGCAGAAGAAGCAGCCGTCCGGGAAGCAGCCGAGGAATTCTCGATAACTCCAAAATATGTAATGTACCTGGGTAAAATCGGAGCAGTGAAGGGCTGCCTGCCGTCTTCAATTTTTTTATGCACAGAATTTGACGGCATTCCAGAGTGTGACCACGAAGAGATGGAGAAAGCCGGATGGATGAGTCTTCAAGAACTACATCAAGAAGATTTGTTCCCTGCCTTTGAAGAGTCGATAAAAATGCTTATCAATTTAATTGCTGGAGGATAAAAGATATGCGAAACGATGAAAGGGAGTGGTCGAAATTGACAGCAGAGATATGATGAACGAGCAGACCCAGAAAAGGCTTCATGGCAAAACAATCGTACCATCAAAGTACATTCCCAAATTCCCTGAATCTGCGGAAAGGGATTACATACGCTTCATGAATCAGTACGTAACAAAAGCCCTAAAAGCAGAATTACAGGCTTCTTTACCTGAACTAATACAAATCCTATATGAAGCAGAAAAAAACGAACCTGGGGCAAATCAGAAGCTCATATTTGATGCCAAGGACAAGGAAAAAGAAAATGCTGAAGAAAGAGCTAAGACTAGAAGAAACACACTTGCTGTCATAGCTGTAAAACTGGAAAGATGGTTTGAACGCCTAAAGAAATCATTGAATATCAGCATCAATATCTACTATGTACGAGACCAGCTCAACCGGATTGCAGATGCCAATCGGAAGCTGACGGTTAAGGAATGGAAAAAGGTAATCGGGAAAACTTTGGGGATAAATCTACTCGAAGATTATTTTGACGGGGATTTCTTCTCGGAGGCAATAGAACAATGGATTTCTGATAATGTTGACCTGATTGTAACGATTCCCAATGATGCCCTGGATCACATGAAAAAGGTTGTTTATGAATCGTATATGAGCGGTAAGCCGGTAACAGCTATTGTGAAAGATATCCAGAAAAGCTATGGAACCACGAAGTCTCATGCAAGGCTGATAGCCAGGGACCAGATTGGCAAACTGAATAGTAAAATAACTCGTTATCAGCAGCAGTCCTGCGGTGTTAATCTGTATCAGTGGAGTACCGCAAAGGACAGTCGTGTAAGAGATTCACATAGAGCTCTGGAAGGAAAGATATTTGAATGGGACAAACCTCCAATTGTAGACAATAGAGGAAGGAGATGTCATCCTGGAGAGGACTACCAGTGTAGGTGCAGCGCCAGACCGGTGCTGGATCTTAAAAAATTGGATATACCTGTAGATGGTACAGTGCAGAACAAAAAACGAGGTAACTGAATATGAGATTAAGAAGAGTGAGCCGATTGGACAGCATACCGCTGACATCGGCTTATTTTACGTCTGAGGGCTATCTTCGGGACAGCCCGATTGTAACCACCTGTGGAATTTTTGAGTATCAGAATGATGATGGAAGCATCCACAGGGAACTCAGGCTGCCGGAGGACGTGTTTTCCGAAGATAGCCTAAAAACATATCGAGGCAAGCCTATAATCGTAACACACGATGCAGGAGAGGTCACAAAGGACAATGTACATCGGGAGATTATAGGAACTATGCTGTCTGATGGATTCAGAGACGGCGATAACGTTCGGGCTGATATTGTAATTCACGATTCAGATCAGCTCAAAAGTGGATTGCGTGAGCTTTCCCTTGGATATGAGTGTGAACTGGAAGAAAATCCGGGAACATGGGAAGGAAAGCCCTATGATGCAATTCAGCATAACATACGCATCAATCATCTGGCTCTTGTGGAAGAAGCGAGAGCGGGGCACGAGGCCAGATTGAATTTAGATGGCAAAACAAAAAAAGGAGGAAAAAGCAACATGAAGAAGTTTAATTTTGACAGCGTGGCCGGCGCCCTGACACCTGAGCAGCTGCAGGCAGCAGTGGAAATGTACATGGCCGCCAACCCTGGAATCGCAGAGGTTCTGGATTCTGAAGGGGAAGCTCAGGAGGATCCGATTGATAAGATTCGAGCCAATGCAGATCGTAGAGATGCCGATATGTCTACTGTAGGAGCCGAGGAAATCCCGACCATGCATGAGGAAATTAAAACGCTGCTGTCCGAGATTGATAAGCTGAATGGCGCCAATGACATGACTGCTGATGGCGAGGGGGCTAAAGGAACCGAGGAAGCCAAAACGGACAGTGAGGAAACGGAGGAGACAGAAACCAAAGCGGACGAAGAGGAGGAGACAAAAGCGGATGGGGATGAGACAACTGCTCCAGCAGAGGATACATCAGTAAAGATGGATTCCGTAGAGCGCAACTGGGCAGAAATGTACTCAATCTGCCAGATGGCTTCCAAACTTGGTTTTGGTGATGGATTCATTCCCAAGAGCGTAGTTGATGGTAAGAAACAGATCATCCGTGCAGTAAACCCGAAAATGAAACTGGATGGAAAGTCCCGTGATTATGTGGATGGTGCTTACCAGATTGCTGTACAGCAGGCTATGAATCGCAAGACGGTAGCTGCCAATATCCGGAAAGTAGTTGGAGATACAAACCAGTTACATGCAGATTCCGCAGCTACAAGCAGCGCAGAGGATGCAAGAAATAAAATGATGTCCCGTATGATGAGAAAGGAGAATAAATAATGGTACAGAGAGATTATGGCTATAATCAGCCACTTGGCCTGCCTGGTGGCATCTATGATTTATCCCTGAAGAAAATTGTAACAAGGACCACAGACCCGAATGTGAGCGTCAAGCCGGGAATGGGGCTGGTAAGAGGTGCTTCTGAAGGTGAAACAGTTAAGCTGCCTGTTACCGGAACCGCAGCCGATAAGTTTGAGGGAATCCTGGTTCATGGCTCTAAGCAACTGGAACAGACTATGAATGGAACTGTCGCAACTGCCGGAAGTGATACTGTAGGTCTGATGCAGCGTGGACGCATTTGGGGACTTATTGCATCTACGGCAACGATTGCCTATGGAAAAGGCGTTGCGCTTATCCTTTCTGGAGAGAACGTAGGTCGCTTTACTGATGCTTCCGATGGATCTGAATCCCAGAAGGTTGCTCTTCCGGATGTAATTTTTACAGGTAGAGCAGACAAGGACAATGAAATTGCTGTAATTGAGATGAAATAAGGAGGAGATAACAACATGAAAAATGCAAAGAGATATGATGCTGCAGATGCTCGCAGACTGCGAGAGAGTGCGGTGGTAATGGAAGTTGCGAGAAGCGAACGACCGTCCGTAAACCATTTTGATGGGGTAGATGATGCGAGTGCTTTCTTCGCAAGAGAGCTTGATTATGTAAAGACCAAGGCTTACGACAAGCAGTATCCAGAATTGTCTGCTCTGAATTACCTTCCAATAACGTCAGAGGTTGATGAGGGAGCTGAAAGCGCGACATGGTACGGCTACGAAATGACTGGTATTGCGGATATCATCAACAACTACGCTGACGACCTGCCGAGAGCTGATGTTAAAGGAGAACCGACCACAGTAAATATCAAGTCCATTGGTGTATCCTATGGCTACAACGCCCAGGAAATGAGAGCCAGCGCATTTACAGGTAAGAACCTGGATGCCAGAAAGGCTACAGCGGCCAGAAGAGCCCACGACATGAAGATCAACCAGATTGCCTTCATTGGTTCTGATAAGGACAAGATGATTGGAATTTTCTCTGACAATAATGGAATTCCGGAGTTTGCTCTGTCCGAAGTGCAGACTTCCAGCGGAAATAAAACAGAGTTCCGGTACAAAACGGCAGACCAGATTCTCGCAGATCTCAACGGTATGCAGCAGTACATTGACGAGCTGACAAATTCCATTGAGAGGCCGGATACTCTGGCGCTTCCGTCTCATATCTACATGGATCTGTCTACCAGACGGATTCCGGATACCGAAACAACTGTGCTGAGTTTCCTGAAGGAGCATTCCCCGTACATTAAGAATTTCGAGAGCTGGAATGAACTGGGAGCAAATGCAAAGTTGTTCAACCCGACTGGAAAGAATGTCATGTTCCTTTACACGAAGGATACTGAGAAGTTCTCTCTTGAACTGCCAATGCCGTTCCGCCAGTATCCGGTACAGGTTAAGAATCTGGAAACTGAGATTCCCTGCGAGTCTCGCTGCGCCGGATTAATGATTTACTATCCATTTTCCATGTTACTTGCAAAGGG